GTGATCAACGACGCCGACCCGGAGATCGCAGACGCCTACCGTCTGCTGAAGAAGCTCACGACGGCGGACCTCGAGCGGCTGAAGAAGCTGCCGTGGGTCGGCGACGAGAAGACCTTCAAGGGGCTCCTCGACGTCGAGCCCGAGGACGACGTGGAGCGGCTGCACCGCTTCCTCTACCTGACGCACTTCTCGTACGGGAAGATGCGCGGGCGCAGCTTCAGCCCTTCGGTCGTCGGCGTCGAAGCCAAGACGATCAAGCGCATCGAGCAGTTCGCTCCGCGCCTCAAGCGCGTGAAGGTGTACGGCGGCGACTACGAGAAGGTCGTCCGCAAGTACGACGCGAAGGACACGGTCTTCTTCCTCGATCCGCCGTACCCCGGCTACAACGTCGACGTCGGCGAGTCGGACTTCGACGAGGAGCGCTTCTTCAAGCTCCTCAAGTCGCTCAAGGGCAAGTTCCTCATCACCTACGGCATCCGCGGGAAGTTCCCCGCGATGGTGAAGGACTCCGGCTTCTGGACGAAGCGGATCCGGACTCCGCGCACCATCGCCGCCATGCGCGGCGTTGGCGGCTCGTCGGTGCTCACGCAGCTGCTCGTCGCGAACTACGAGCCCACGCTCAAGGGGCTCGACGAGAGCGTCGTCATCGAGGACTGGGACGGCGTCGTCGAGACCGACGCGGGCGAGCTCGAGAAGGCCCAGCCCTTCGGCACCTTCGGCGGCTCGTTCCACTACGCCAAGCGCATCGTGCCGCTCATCCCGGCGCACAAGACCTACGTCGAGCCCTTTGCGGGCGCGGCGGCAGTGCTGCACGCGAAGGAGGCGAGCGAGAAGGAGGTGCTCGCCGACCTCGACGAGGACGTCGTCTTCCTCCACCGCACCATCAAGGCGATGACGCCCGAGCGCGTCGCGGAGCTGGGCCGGCGCTTCGAGTGGACCGTCACCGAGGAGAGCTTCCAGAAGGCGCGCGACATGGCGCCGAAGGACGACGTGGCGCGCTTCTACAAGCTCGTCTTCGTCCGCACGCACGCGCGCGACTGCCGTCCGGACGGCACGCATCCGGCGCAGCAGCACCTCGGCTCGACGACGAACCCCGAGAAGTACCTGAGGGCTGCCGAGCGCCTGAGGGACGTGACGGTCCTGCGCCAGGACTACCGGAAGACGCTGAAGGCCTACGACTCGCCGGACACGTTCTTCTTCATCGACCCGCCGTACCCCGGCGAGTGGTTCGACAAGGACAAGGTCATCGACCTCGAGGAGTTCGTCGACGCGCTCGCCAAGGTGCGCGGCAAGTTCATCGCGGTCCTGAACCCGACGCCGGAGAACGTCGCCGCCTTCAAGCGGGTCGGGCACGTGTTCCGACTCAAGGTCCGTGAGGCCTCGGGCCGGGGTGGCGCCAAGCAGGCGATGCGCCTGTTCGTCGCGAACTACCCCGTGCGCAAGGCAGAGGACTTCGAGCTCGTCGCCAAGTGCGAGCACCTGCCCCTCGACCCGAGCCTCGACGCGCTGGTCTTCGACAAGACGACCCAGCTCGTGAAGGGCCTCGATCCGAACGACGAGCGCTACGTGCTCGGCATCGTGCTCGAGCCCGAGGTGGTCGACGCGCAGGGCGACATCTACTCCACCGAGGAGATCCGCGCCGCCGCCCACCGCTTCATGGAGGAGTTCGGCGGGCTCGGCCTCATGCACCGCCTGCGGGTGAACGACCAGGTGAAGGTGCTCGAGAGCTACCTCGCGCCCACCGACTTCACGATCGGCGAGCTCACCGTGCGCAAGGGCACCTGGATGCTCGCGGTGCGCGTGCTCTCCGACGAGCTGTGGGACCGCGTGAAGAGCGGCGACCTCACCGGCTTCTCGATCGGCGGCTCGGCGCGCCGGGTCCCCGAGCCCGCACCGGCGCCGGCCCCGCCGCCCGCCGAGCCTGACGCCCAGCCGCAGACGGAGGCCGCATGACGAACCCAATCAGCAAGGCAGCTGGAGGCGCAGACGGCGTGCACCGGCTCATCGACATGGTCGTCGAGGAGGTCTCCCTCGTCGACCGCGCCGCCAACAAGCACCGCTTTCTCATCGTGAAGAGGGATGACGCCATGGACGACAACACGCCCAGCAACGACAGCGCCGCAAAGGCCACCACGGACGGCGCCGACGCCACGATGACGCCCTCCGAGGACGCCACCTGGACCGTCGCGGACGGCTCGCCCCTCGGAGCCGCGCTCGCTGCCCTTGAGAGCCTCACGGCGATCGTCGACCTGCTCGGCTCCCTGGGAGCGGACAGCAACGACGTGCGTCTCGCGGCTCTTGCCGAGCAGCTGCGCGCGACCGCCGAGCAGATCCTCGAGCGGTCCGGCTTTGCCGCTCCTGGCGACGGGACCGACGCAGTCGCGCCCGCCGACGTGCAGGCACGCGCGAAGACCGACGCCGTCGCCAAGCCTGGCGGCGCACCTTCGCGGCCGATCTCGCCGCGACGAAGCAGGCTCTCTCGCGCCTCGCCGCGCTCGCGAGCAAGGCGGCGCCCGCGAACACCGAGAAGCGCGACGCGCCGCCCGCTGCAGCCGAGCCCGCGCCCGTAGCCGAGAGCCTCGCGAAGCTCGCCGACTCCTTCCGCGCGCTCTCGGACACGGTGAAGGAGCAGCAGCAGCGGCTCGGTCGCGTGGAGAAGCAGTTCGGGCTGCCGAACAGCGCAGCGCCCGCCGAGCACGTGTCGAAGGCCAGCGTCGAGGACGTGGGGTGGCCGCTCGATCTCAACAAGCCGAAAGACCGGGAGAGCGTCGACAAGGCGGTCTCCTTCCACGACCTCTGATCCCCCACGTCTCAAGGAGCCGCGACATGAGCTATCTCGACAACCGCACCATCCTGGAGAAGGCCGATCTCGCGCTCGCCGATCTGACGGCGGGAGGCGGCATTCTCAAGCCCGCGCAGGCGCAGAAGTTCATGCGCCTGCTCATCAAGCAGTCCGTCCTCATGCAGCTGGCGACCGTCGTTCCGATGGCGTCGCCGAAGCAGCAGATCTCGAAGATCAAGTTCGGCAACCGCATCCTGCGGCCCGGCCAGGAGGGGACCGCCCTCGGCATCGCCGATCGAGCGAGGCCCGATCTCACGGAGGTCGAGCTCGACGCCAAGCTGTTCAAGGCCGAGGTCCGCATGTCGGACGAGGTGCTCGAGGACAGCATCGAGCGCGGCGAGCTGCGGCAGACGATCATGGAGATGATGGCCGACGCCATCTCGCGCGACATGGAGGAGGTCGCCATCAACGGCGACACCGCCAGCGTCGACCCGTTCCTCGCGACGATGAACGGTCTGCTCAAGCAGGCGACGAGCAACCTCGTGGACGCGGCCGGCGCGCCGCTGACCAAGGACCTGCTGCGCGACATGCTCAAGACGCTGCCGTCTGAGTATCTCCGCGACAAGAAGGCGATGCGCTTCCTGACGAGCGTCGATGCGGACCTCGGCTATCGGAACACCCTCGCCGACCGCGCCACCGTGGCAGGCGATCGCCTCCTCGAGGACGACACGCCGGTGCTCTACTCCGGCGTCCCGGTCCAGCCGATCCCGCTGTTCCCCGAGAACCTGGGCGTCGGCGGTGACCAGACCGCGATCCTTCTCTGCAACCCGAAGAACATCAACGTCGGCATCTGGCGGCAGATCCGCTTCGAGTCCGATCGCGACATCTCCGAGGGGACGCTGAAGATCGTCGCGACCCTGCGCTTCGACGTGAAGTTCGCCGAAGAGCCCGGTGTCGCCAAGGCCATCAACGTCCAGCTGTGAGCTGAGGAGAACCCATGGACACGATGCTCGTTCGCCTCAAGCCCTACGATCCTCGCCGGGGCCACGTGCTCCGGCGCTACACCTACGCCGGCATCAAGTTCCAGGAGGAGCGCGCGTGGTACCGCGTCGAGAAGCTCGTCGCGGAGCATCTGCGCGCGGTGCGCCAGGTTCCGACCGACGAGCACGCGCCGCTCGCCTTCGACGTGTGCACCGAGGCCGAAGCGAAGGCGCTCGAGGCAAGGGAGTCGGACGCTGCGAAGTTCAAGCGCAGCGCGACCGACGATCTCAAGGTGGTGCCCGCACGCCCGGCCGGCGCCCTCACGTCCGACGACATCCCGAAGCCGGCGACGGCGCCTCCTGCGAAGGACGACGAGAAGGACGCCCGCCGCGGCAAGCGGGAGCGGGAGTGACGTGTACGCCACGGTCGCCGACCTGCGCGCCGAGGGCGTGACGGCGGCCGCGGCGAGCGATGCACGCCTCGAGCTGCTGCTCGACGAGGCCACGCGACTCATCGACCGCGTGACGGGCTGGTTCTTCGAGCCGCGCACCGCCACGTACCGGCTCGATGGCCGCGGGGCTCCGTCGATCGAGCCACCCGCGCCGCCCATCCGCGTCGATCGCCTCGCCCTCGGCGACAGCGAGCTGTCGCTGGCGTTCGAGGACCTCGTGGTCGTCGGCGCTCCCATCAAGCCCGGCTTCGACGCTCCGCGCCTCACGCTGCGCCGCTGTCGCGTGTTCCCGCGAGGGCGAGGCAACGTCGTCGTCGAGGGGCGCTGGGGATTCACGGAGGACGACGGCTCGCCGGAGGGACGAACGCCTCTCGCGGTTCGCCGCGCATGCCTGCTCCTCGTCCTGCGGAACCTCGCGCCGCTGGCAGACGACGCCTCCTTCGAGGCGCGCAGTCGCTGGCGGCTTCTCGAGGAGCGCACCCGCGACCAGAGCTATCGCCTCGATGCCGCCAAGCAGGCGGCGCGCGCGCTCACCGGCGATCCCGAGGTCGACGCGCTACTCGCGCCCTACGTGAGGCCGTGGCCGCTCGGAGCCGCGTGATGCGCGGGCGTCTCATCTTCCCGTTCCTGGCCGAGCTGCACCGGCTCGACACCGCCGCGATGGCGACGGTCGACCCAGATGGCGCGGGCGCGCTCACGGGCGGCTACGACCCCGACTTCAAGGAGCCGGTGTTGGTCGACGCCGATGACGATGGCGTCGCCGAGCCCTTTCGTCGCGAGCACCCACCGGTCCGCGTCCCCTGCCAGGTGGAGCCGGAGGCTTTTGAAGCTCTGCGTATGGCGACCTCAGGAAACACGCCCAGGTCGAGCTTCGATCTGGTCTTTCACTTCAGGGACCTCGAGCGGCTCGGCCTCGTCGACGCCGCCTCGGGCGATGCCCTCATTCGCCCGAGCGACCGCCTTGGCGCGCTGTACGCGCTCGACGGAGCGCTCGTGCAGGCCGTGCGCACGCCGCCCGGTCTCTACGTGATCGAGGCGCGGTCCATCGGGTTCGGACTCCACCGGCGGCGCCCGAGCCGAAACCTCCTCCTCGTGTCCTTCCAGGACCGACCTGCCGCACGGAGCGTCGCATGAAGAGCTGTGCCATCGCCTCGGTCTTCGCTGCGTGCTTCTTCGCGCACTGCCGTCCGATCGACGACTGCGTGCTGGGCGCGACGCGGTGCTCGGGCAACGTCGCGGAGATCTGCGACGCGGACGGCTCGTACCACGAGCTCGCCGACTGCGACCTCGTGAGCGAGCAGAGCGGCGCACCGTTCGTGTGCGCGTTCGTCGATGAGACGACCGAGGACGGGCGCGTCACCGGCCACACCTGCGTGCCCGCAGCCGACGCCGCCGCAGCCGGCGGGAGCAACCGATGAAGGGTTTCCTCCAGTCACTGCCCGTGGTGGGCAAGGTGTTCGTCGACATCCAGCCCGAGGAGGTCTGGGCGTTCTGGCGCTTCATGCAGGACCACTACCGGACGACGGTCGTGAACAAGCGCGACGCGCTCGAGATGCAGCTCGTCGCGCAGGCGCTCGACGCCCTCGGCATCCAGAGCCGCGACCGCTTCCTTCGGAACTTCACGACGACCCTCGGGCGGCGCATCTACACGCCCTTCGAGGTCGGCTCGCCGCGAGGCGGCTGGGACCTCTGGAGTCAGGTCGTCATCTGCGTGCACGAGCACCAGCACGTCGTGCAGCACGACCGCGAGGGGCTCTCGTTCGAGGTCTCGTATCTCGCGGACCGCGCCGCGCGAGCCCGCTGGGAGGCCGAGGCCTACCGCTCGAACCTCGAGCTGCACTTCTGGCGCTACGGCACGACGCCCTCCGCGCGCCGCATCGCCGAGGTCCTCGCCGACTACGGCTGCCGACCAGAGGACGTTGACGTCGCGGCGAAGTCCCTCGCGCTCTCCGCAGTGTCCATCCGCAAGGGCGCGGTCATCAACGAGGCGACGCACGTCGCGCTCGGCTGGCTCGACGAGCACGTGCCGCGCCTGCGCGCGAAGGGAGTGGTCTGAGCCATGGCGGTGATGCGCACCGGTGACTGGGCTCGCGCGCGGCAGCTGCTTGCAGCTGGACCGCAGCGCCTCCGCTCGGCCATCGGTGTGGCCATTCGCCAGGAGGCGCAGGGGCTCCGGAACGAGATCGTCCAGGGGCTCACCAGCCAAGCGCCGGGCGGCGAGCCCATCAAG